ATTATTTGTTGGTGCATCGTCACCATCTCCTTCAATTAATTGTATAGGCGAATTTATTTCTTCTTCGGGCTTCCGTACTTCTTTAGCCACTCCTTCGCTGTCTGCACTGTTTTTTGATTCTTCGATAACAGCATTGCTATCATCTGTCTTTTGTGTTTGAACGGCATTTGGATCTTGATTTAATTCATCTTTTGGAATTACTACTTTTGTAATAGCATCAGGTACGTCTACCAAAGGTTCTTTGATACTAACTTTAACTGTTGCTTGTTCCGTGTTTGATAATTGTTTTGGCTTTTTTGCTTTTCCTTTCAAGCTAAAATCGCCTTCTTGTTTTACTTCTGACATAATATAATATAATTAAATAATTGTTTGTAATTCTAACTAGGACCAAACTCTTCTAAACCAAACCCACCTAAAACATCATTTCCAGATGACTCGAAATTTTTAGGTAATCCTTCTGTTTGTCTTTGGTTAATTAATTCAGATTGTTGTGTTCCTTGTAGTTTTATTCTTTGATCTTTTCGATCTTCAATTTCTTGTTCTTTTGCTTTTGCCGCACCCATCTGAGCCTGAGCTAGTTGTATATTGTATTGAAACTCTTCAGCCATTAGCTCTCTTTTTATTTGAGCCTCTGTTTGCATACGTTGTATTTCAAATTGAGACTTAGCTTGCTCTAGACTTACTTTCTCTTGAGTTAGCGCTTGTTGCTTTTGCACTTCAGCCATTGCAGCTTTCTCTGCGGCTTCCGCATTTGCTTGCGCTTGTGCTTGGATGTTTGCCTGTTGTTGCTCTTGCTCTCTTTTTATCTTTTGCGTTTGTCTAAGCTTCAAAAATTGATTAGCAAGTTTTAAGTTTTTTATTTGGCGGATATCAATAGCATCGGATAAAGCTATTGCTCCTGTTTGTAAAGCCATTTGTATATTTTGTTCTAAAACAGCTTTTTCTTCGTCTTCAGGTTCTAAATCTAAATATATACCAAAGTCGTGTATTTGCAGATTTATTAATTCTTCTAAAGTTTTAGCGTTAAATGTACTGATAGCATTTGTTAATGCGTTTTCATTTAAAGGATTTTGCAATACGTCTGCAACTTTTAAACTAATGTTTTCGCAAGTTCTAACCGTAATATATAGTAAAGAGTCTAGTAGATGCTTAGTAGCAATATTAGATGCGTTAGCAGCCATCTTTTGCAGCCCTACAAGTGAATCTTTAGCGGGAGCACTACCATCCCTTGCTTCATTTAAACCAGTAACGTCACGAATCATTTGTAAATAATACTGATATGTGCCAATTAAACTTTGTATTTTAGCTTGACCCGACGATGTTGATAATTCTTGTACTGGTACTTTCCCTCTATTTAATTCACCTTCTTGCGTTAATGATCTACCTACAATAGAACCAGTTTGAAAATACATATTTAATGCCTCCGCTGGATTGTAATTTGTACCATTACCTAAATCAACTTCAGCTAAACCATCCATATCTAAAAATACACCGTCTGGTACTATTCTAGACATTACTTGTTGCAGTTTAAGATGCGTCAGTTGAATCATATCTGCAAAGCCTGTTATTTTACTAACTATTGATTCTATGCGTCCCTTATACATTCTAGGTGCTGATATGCAGTAATTCATCATTACTTTTGTAGTGTCGGCTGTTGGCCTTGTCATATTCTCAGCCATTTTCCACTCTAATAAATGATCTGTGCCGAGAACCTTTGCTCCAGTGTACAATACCTCTATAGTCCTAGATACTCTTTCAAAATTATCGTTTTCAGGTGGATTAAATGTATCAGGTTTTGCTAACGTCTTTTCTAATCCTTGATCTGTCTTTTTTATTTTAAACACTTGATCCATGTAAGTTTTGTATTCAAAATACATTACCTGCACGGTGTTCTCATCATAATTACCCCAGCCTGTTACATATTGTCTATTATTAGGGGTTTCTTGTATTCTTCTTAATTCATCTTCCGATATATTAGGAAATTCTTTTTTAAGCTCAGGTAAAGATATAGATTTTACTTCACCTACGTAATATATGTCCTCAAAGTTAGGATCTTCGGTATATGAATAAACCATATTAGCTGGGTCTACATATTCAGTAATAATACCCTCTGCTTTATTAAACCTAGTTTTATTAGCCCCAATCCCAATAGTAGTTAAATCGTAAGCTACTCTTTTCTTAATCTCGTCGTATTTGTTAAAACTTAAAACATTGTTTATAACTTCTTCTTCTGCTATTTCTACATTTTGTTTGTAGGTCATTTGAAGATGCACGTCTAACTCTTCTCTGCTTTCCGGCAAAGCTTCCATGTCTCCAGTTAAAGAAAAATCCATACCGATATTTTCCTTAATGTTTACTAAAGCCTGCTTAGTATTCATATCTTGCTCTACGGCAGCAGCATAATCAGTTCTGCTTTTTACAGAAAAAGGATCTTGAGCAAAAGCCGTTATATCGTATGACTTATTAGACATACCGTTTACGACAATATCTACAAACTTTGCTATTACAGCAACAGGCTTCCAATCTAAATTAAGATATGACAAATCGCCGTTTATAGATAACTCATCTTTGTATTTCTGCACTGGCTGTTCGCCTCTTGCGTATAATCTAAGTGAATGAAAATTGTTCCAATTTGTTAAGTATCTATTACCTCCAGATCTACCTTGGTTAAACCATTCTTGCTCAATAGCTTGAGAAACCTGTAGACCGTAATCTCTACTTGCTTTTACCTCATTGCTTTCAATTTGGCTAGGAAATGCACTGTTAGTGTTTGTGTATATTTTCATTTATTTTATTATTTTAGACAAAGAACCTCTATTGTCAAACTTTTTAAATCCTAAATTGTAAATTTTTTTATGCACAGGACTGTTTGGTGCGTATAAATTTTTATTGCAAGCCATTATAGCTAGCCCTGAACTTATAGAAGCATCGTGCTTTGTCCTGTTATTTATGTTAAACTTAGCCCAATCTTCAAGTGTTCTTTGAAAATACATATCACCGTAACCCCCTTCATTCTGTCCTACGAAAGTTTCTATATATGTTTCTATAGCAGCAGCGTGAGCTTGTTTAATGTCTTCACTTGAATTAGGAATACCACCTATTTCTCTTTCAGTTACCGATAATTTATTGTATTTTTTATCTGGTCTATTCATAGAGTAACCTCTATAACCTCTTCTTTTAAAATGATACAGTAACCTAGGCTTGTTGTTCTCTGCTAATATTGGCATGCCGTAAAATACGCAAGCCATTAGTACATCTTCAAAAAATGTTTCAGCAGTTTGCGGCCTAGCTATATACTCTAAAAAGAATCTGTTAGGTGGAACATCTTCCATGCTAAACTTAGTTAAACCGTGCAAAGCCCCGTTAGAACCTCTATTATCAACTGTACCTGATATATCATAACTGTCGCATCCAAATGCGCCACAATGTTCATTACCAGGATATTTTGTATTACCTTTTGTTATCACTCTGTTTTGTAGCTCAGCCGGTGGAACCCAAGTAATTTTAAATCTACCATTTTTGTTAGGCATAAATAAAACCTTAGAATCTTTTACGCCGTTTTCCCATTGAAAGCTACCTGTTGTAACTATCGAGCTATTTCTTAAATCCTCATTATAATCTACTTGTTCGTATATTTTAGTAAGATTAAATAATGATTGTTTTGTTTCATCTCTAAAAGCATGCTGCTCTGTTCTTGGAAACTGACGGTAGTATTCATTTAAACCGTCCTGGTCACTTTTTAAACCATCAACTTCATTTTGCCAATAATCAATAACCCCTTGATCTATTAAGTCCCCTTGTGGTCCCTCAATTGCCTCTTTCGGCGTGTTGAATACAGGAAATCCATAAGAATCAATGTATCCTTCGTAGTTCCATTCCATAGGTATGAACAAACTATAGAGTCCTGAACGAGTCTGTCCATTGGCGTTTCTTTTTTCGACATCTGAATCATAATAAAGTTTTTTAAAATTCTCTCCTCCTTTGTCTAAAGCGTTTGACGTTGAACCCATCATACACTTACCTATAATTCTAGAACCTAATCTTAAACAAGTTTTAGTTACCCTCCAGTTGTTTAATATATTTGTAGGTCTTTCCCACTTTCCACTTTCATCGTGTACTAGTAGTTTTAATTTTTCACCATCGTACGAGTTGTCCCCGGTGTTCTTCCAGTCGATCGTGGTGTCGAGACCGGTAATCTCCTGTAGTTTCTCGTTGGTGTCAAGTTTCTTACGGGTAAACTTTGATGCGGGTACCCTGTACGCGAGTTCTGTCTTCGGCCTGTCCATACCGTCCTGGATTGGTTTGAAGAAGAAGGGGTAATTAACTGAGATGGGTACGACCTTATCAGTAAACATCTTTTTGGCATCTGGCCCGGACTTTGATAAAATGCCAAATCTTGAATCTGTGGATATTGTTGCCTGGTTAACCGTCTCACCTGATGCCATGAAAGAGAAACCTGATCTTCTGTTCTTAAGATAACACATTCCGTAACACCGTTGATCTGCCTTACAAGCTTCCCAGAATAAATAGAATAATCTGTTTGATTCCCTAAAGTCTGGCTGCCCAACATCAATTTTGGACCACTGCAAGTACATGTAGTTAGTACCAGTAATATAAGTAGGCTTGCCTTTGTTAATAAACCAAAAACCTTCTTCACGCCTTTTAAACTCTTTGTCAATATAGTCATACCATTTTTCTTTAAATTCAACCGGATATTCATCCCAATCAAATACTGATTTAATTTTTTTTAATTCCTTAGGGTATGGCGTATGCGTCCATTTATCATTTTCAAATACAACAGTGTTGTTTTCTTTAGGTAAAGCAATTTTTAAACCTTGAATATCATATATTTCACCAACCTCCCCCGTGCGACTTATAACAATAACATCGTGTTCTTTGTTATAACCGTAAGCCCACTTCTTATACCTATTCAATCTATTGATTACTTTAGGCTTTACGTAGTCTTTCAATACTGTTACTAAACTTTGCTCGTACATTATCTAGACCTCCCTTCAGCAAATCCTCTAAAAGTTTTTTCTTCTTTAACTTCTTTTGGATTATCATTTAACAAAGCCTCTTCCTCTTCTATTCTGTTGAGTATTTCAAAAGCATCGAATATAGCTAACTTTTTTGTAGCAGCCGCGTTTTTTAATCTATCAGCCGTTATATCGTCTCCAGAATCAACAATAGCTTCTTTAGCTACCTTAATTAATTCTTCAACTGCTTTTTGCCCAGCTTGGATTATATTCAACTTCGTTTCCTTGGTGTTCATATTTAATTACAATATCATTAGATTTCATACAATAAACTCTTTGATCATCTATAATAAAATCCCATTCACTGTTAGGCGTAAAGCCTACTACATCCCCTGGGCTTATTTTAAGCGCATCTAAGAACTTATTACCGTATTTTAGTATACCAATAAGCTTTTGCTCTTTATCGA